GATCAAGTAGCAAGTATTCTTCATTTTGATTTAGAATATGATAATCTTCTTATGTGTTCTATGAGAGGAAGAAATGGGCAAGTGGTTGGAGCAGGTTTTTCTGGTAAAAAATCTCAACTTGGTGTAAGAATGTCTCAGGCAGTTAAAAAACTAGGTTGTTCAAATCTAAAAACTTTAATTGAAGATGATAAACTATTGGTATCTGATTATGAAATCATATCAGAATTAACTACTTTTATTCAAAAAAACAACTCATTTATGGCAGAAGAGGGTTGTAATGATGATCTAGCAATGTGTTTAGTTATATTTTCTTGGTTAGTTGCACAGGACTACTTTAAAGAAATGACTGATAATGATGTAAGAAAAAGGATATATGAGGAGCAAAAGAATCAAATAGAACAAGATATGGCACCTTTTGGATTTGTATCTGATGGGTTTGATGATATGGCACCAATTGTGGATGGTGGAGATGTTTGGACAAAAGAAAATCCCATACAAACCGAAGAATGGAATATAGATGAGTATGGAGATAACTCATTTATGTGGGACTATATGTAATGTTTAAGAAATTAAAGAAAGCATATGTTAATTTTACAGTCGCATTTGCAGTGCCTTTAATTGTATTCAGTAATGTTTCTGGTGTTTATACTGGATGGAGAGAAAGACAGTATGAAATGTTTGATAAAAGAGAATTATGTGCAAAGTTGGTAAAAGAAGGTGCAGTTAGTAAACAGTTTTGTGATGAAGAAATAAAATATGATACTGGACCTCAAGCAGAATTTGATTATAGAGTTACACCAATATTCAAGCAGATTGATTTAGCTGGGTTATACATAAATCAATACTATACGATGGTTTGGGATTGGATTTGGATTAGAATGGTAAATTTTGAAAGATGGTTAAAATACCAGATAATGCTCTTAAGAACTTAGATTTGTAACAAAATAGATTCTAAAGCAAATATTAAACTTGTAAATATTAAGGTTATATGATAAACTGAAAGAAAGAAAAGGATATAAAGGAACTTACAACGGAGGATTTATGAGCGGTGACTCAGGACTACACGATCAACCTATTGTTTTTTATCATCGAAAGATGACAGAAGCAAAGAGGATCTTGTTGCAACATAAGGGAATTGAGTTAGAATATATAAAAAAAGAGGAAAAAATTTATGATTCCAACTCCAACAGAAGTAAATGAAGCATTGGATGAATTGAGACCATATGTTGAAGCAGATGGTGGATATTTGGAGTTTGTGGAGATTGAAGATAATTTAGAAGAACCAATTAGAGATTATTATGGTGTTAAGAAGAATGAAGAGGCAGCCATAGTAAAAGTAAGATTATCTGGTGCATGTGAAACATGTGCAATGAGTGCACAAACATTAAAAATGGGTATTGAGAACCATTTAGTTCAAAAATTTCCTGAAGTTGTAGGAGTAGTTCAAGTTTTATAATGGACTTTGATAGTGAAATTAGTTTAGATCATTTACTATTCACTGAGAGAAAATGTCGTGTATGTGGAGAAACAAAGGATCTTGTACAAGAATTTTATGTAACTAGAAAGAATAGAACTACCTTATCATCATACTCTTACGAATGTAAGGATTGTACAAAAGAAAGAGTAAAAAGAACGAAGAAGAAGAAAGTAAGTATTAATTGGGAATACCCAGACTGGTAGTTCATGCACGGTTTCCCCGTTGAAAATATGCTTTTCAATAAATAATTTCAGTATAATTCTGGATTCGGAGAACATAAGATGCCACTAAATTTAGCATCTCCAGGCATATTGGTAAGAGAGGTTGATCTTACCAGTGGTCGAATTGATCCAACAACGGATAAAATTGGAGCAATTGTAGCACCTTTCCCAAGAGGTCCTGTTAATTTACCAACATTGGTAAACACAGAACAGCAACTAGTAGATATTTTTGGGGAACCTGCTGCTATCGACAAGCATTACGAACACTGGTTAACTGCATCATCATACTTAGCATATGGTGGTAGTTTAAGAGTTGTAAGAGCGTCAGGAGATAATTTAACAAATGCACTCGCAGGAACTGCAAGTAGCATAACAATTAACAGCACTGAAGATTACGTAACAAAAACTTACGACGAGAACACAATCGGAAATGTAACGGTAGCTGCCAGAAGTCCAGGTTCTTGGGCAAATGGTATTCAAGTTGCAATCATTGATTCACTTGCTGACCAAACATTAAGCGGAGAATTCGCTGATGTTATAGTTGGTTATGGTATAACACAAGGTCTTGATGGTAAGGTCTTAATTGGTACAGGAAGCACTTCATCTTTAGATGGATATTACCTAAAAGGTATAGTTACTGAAGTTGGTGCAGGAAATAGTTCAATTAAAGTTAAGGTTAATTCTTATATTGATCCAAACGGAGATGAAGTAGAAGTAGATTACACTGCAGGAGGAACATGGCAGTTTGCAGGTAGTGGAACAGTAGGAGTCCATACAAATGGATACAATAGTGCTTACGCAACTAAAAATTATGATACTGCAGTAGATTGGTTCGACACTCAAACAGTTAACATTAGTTCAACAGGTATTTCAACAATAACTTATAAGTGGAATGCTTTAGCAGGAAGACCAGGAACTTCAGCATTCGCAGAATCCAGAAAGTCTAAGAATGACGAAGTTCATGTTATTGTTTTTGATGGAAATGGATCTGTAACAGGAACTGTTGGTACTGTTCTTGAGAAGCATTTAAGTCTTTCTAAGGCAGATGACGCAGTATTCTCAGCAGGAAGTCCTTCTTATTGGAGAAAATATCTTTATAACAATTCAGAGTTTATCTTTGGTGGTAGTGCACCTGCAGGTATAACAACCACTGGATTTAGTTCTGGATTTACATTACAAGGAGATGATGCTTGGGATCAACCCGCAGAAGATATAATCTTCTCAGCATCTGGAAACCAACTACTCACTCTTTCAAAAGGTTTCAACTATGATTATTCATCAGGTATTGGAACCGCAGGTGCTTTAGATTCTACTAAAGCAGATATCAATGGAGGTTATGATCTTCTTTCTAATACAGAAGAGTACGACATTGATTTCCTAATTCAAGGATCTGCAAGTTACGGAAAAGAAGCAGCACAAGGTTTAGCATCTAAATTAATTTCAGTTGCTGAATTAAGAAAAGACGCAATTGCGTTCATATCACCATATAGGGGTGCATTTTTATCAGAATCAGCTGATAATACAACTAATACTATAAATTCTGCAGATACAATTACAGATAATGTAGTATCGTTCTTTGCACCATTACCTTCATCAAGTTACGCTGTATTTGACAGTGGATACAAATACATGTATGATAGGTTTGCAAATACATTTAGGTATGTACCTCTAAACGGAGACATTGCAGGTATCTGTGCTAGAAATGATATTAACAATTTCCCTTGGTTCTCACCTGCGGGAACAGCAAGAGGTTCAATCCTCAATGCTATCAAACTAGCATATAATCCTACAAAATCTCAAAGAGACGTTCTGTATAGTAACAGAGTTAACCCAGTAATCTTCTCACCAGGAGATGGAATTATTCTATTCGGTGACAAGACAGGTCTTGCTAGAGCATCAGCATTCGACAGAATTAACGTTCGTCGTCTATTCCTCTTCCTAGAAGATGCGATCTCAGCTGCTGCCAAAGATCAACTATTTGAGTTTAACGATGAAATTACAAGAACAAACTTTGTAAATATAGTTGAACCATTCTTACGCGATGTTCAGGCAAAGCGTGGAATCACAGATTATGTCGTTGTTTGCGATCAAACAAACAACACTGCAGCAGTTATTGATGCAAATGAGTTCGTCGCTGACATCTTTATCAAACCCGCAAGATCAATTAACTTCATTGGTCTAACATTTGTTGCAACTAGAACAGGTGTTTCATTTGAAGAAGTAATCGGTAACGTTTAATTAGAGGTTTAAAAAATGCCCACCAGACAACAAATTAATCCACCTCCACTAAGAAAGATTACTGACTTTAAAAGTAAGTTAATTGGTGGTGGTGCAAGAAGTAATCTATTTGAAGTTGTACTCAACTTCCCTAGTATTGCTCCCGCAAGTTCAGAAGTTCTTGATAAAGCAAGATTCTTAGTTAAAGCAGCAAATTTACCTGCTTCAAACATATCTGACATAACAGTTCCTTTCAGAGGTAGGATTCTCCACGTAGCAGGAGATAGAACTTTTGATAGTTGGACAATTACAGTTATTAACGATACAGATTTTGCTATCCGTTCCGCTATGGAAGCATGGATGAACGCGATAAACAGAGTCTCTGATAATACAGGTTCAACAGATCCTGCATCTTATCAAGCAGACGCAACTGTTTTCCAACTAGATCGTTCTGGAGAAACACTCAGATCTTATCGTTTTTACGATATTTTCCCAACTCAAGTCGCTCCTATCAACCTATCATATGATACGGAAGGTATTCAAGAGTTTACTGCAGAGTTCCAAGTTCACTGGTGGGAAGCTGCCAAGGGTGTTGGTTCCGCAGCAGGTGGTGAAAACATCAACTAAATAAACATAGGAATATTTTAAGAGAATTTAATAATGGCGAAACTCTTTGGTTTTTCGATTGAAGATAATGAAAAGAAACCGAAAGGTATAGTATCCCCCGTTCCTCAAAATAATGAGGACGGGGCTGATTTCTATCTACAATCAGGATTTTATGGACAGTACGTAGACATCGAAGGTGTCTATAAGACTGAATACGATCTAATTAGACGATATCGTGAGATGTCGTTACATCCAGAAGCCGATAAAGCAATTGAAGATATTGTTAATGAAGCAATTGTTAGTGATCTATATGATTCTCCTATAGAAGTTGAGTTATCAAACTTAAATGCAAGTGATAAGTTAAAGAAAGCAATAAGAGAAGAATTTAAAACAATAAAAGAAATCATGGACTTTGATAAAAAGTCTCATGAAATATTTAAAAATTGGTATGTTGATGGTAGATTATTTTATCTGAAAGTTATTGATATTGATAAACCAGAAAATGGTATTCAAGATTTAAGATATATTGATCCTTTAAAAATAAAACATATTAGAAAAGAGAAGAAGAAAGAGAATGATAAAGCTGGTTTTAAAGGAACTATACCTGTAAGCACTAGAGCACCTGAAGATTATCCAGAGATTGAAGAGCATTTTATATACACACCAAACTCAGGTGCTAATCGTGGACCTGGCAACTTTGGTGCTTCAAAAGCATCTATCAAAATTGCAAAAGATTCAATTGCATTTTGTACATCTGGATTAGTTGATAGAAATAGAAATACTGTTTTATCTTACTTACATAAAGGAATTAAAGCACTTAATCAATTAAGAATGATTGAGGATAGTCTTGTAATTTATAGAATATCAAGAGCACCAGAAAGAAGAATATTTTATATTGATGTTGGTAATTTACCAAAAGTAAAAGCAGAACAATATCTTAAAGATGTTATGATGCGTTATAGAAATAAAATGGTCTATGATGCAAACACTGGAGAAGTTCGAGATGATAAAAAATTCATGAGTATGATGGAAGATTTCTGGTTGCCTCGTAGAGAAGGTGGTAGAGGAACTGAAATCACAACTTTACCTGGTGGACAAAATCTTGGAGAACTTTCTGATATAGAATATTTCCAGAAAAAATTATATCGTGCATTAGGTGTTCCTGAGACAAGAATGCCTGGTGGTGGAGATGGTTTTAATCTTGGCAGATCATCAGAGATATTAAGAGATGAATTACAGTTTGCTAAATTTGTAGGTCGTTTAAGAAAAAGATTTGCAAATTTATTCAATGATCTTCTAAGAACACAATTAATTCTTAAAAATATTATTGCTCCAGAAGATTGGTCTGAAATTAGCGATCATATTCAATATGATTTCTTATATGATAATCAATTTGCTGAACTTAAAGAATCTGAATTATTAGAAGGAAGATTAGGTATATTAGCAACTATCGAACCATATATTGGTAAGTATTATTCTACTGAATATGTTCGTAAGAAAGTATTACGTCAAACTGATTCTGAGATTATTGATATTGATGAACAAATAGAAGATGAAATACAAAAAGGTATTTTACCAGATCCAAGTGCAGTTGATCCAATAACTGGAGAACCATTACCTCAAGAGGGTGGAGGAGATCTTGGTCAAGTTCCTACTAATGGGGAAGCTCCAATGGTAGATCCCGAAGATGGAGATGGTGCAGTCTTACCTGAACCAAAGGGTGGAAAGATCTAGTATAAATAAAAATAAATTTAACATTAAATTATGGAAGATATTATTAATGCTATAGCAACAGATGCCTCTGCGTCTGAAGTTTCAGATGCTTTGAAAAATGCACTTTTTGCAAAAACAGGAGAAAGAATTGATGCTATGAAATCTAAAGTAGCGTCTACTATGTTTGATCAACCTGAAGCAGAAGCAGAAACAGAAGTCGAAGCAGAAACAGAAACTGAAGTTACTGATACACCAGAAGAAGAAGAGGAAAAGGAATAAAGATACTTAATTTAATAAATACAAGATAGTATTCT